CGGTTCCGGTTCCGGTTCCGGTTCCGGTTCCGGTTCCGGTTACGGTTCCGGTGAAGGTTACGGTTACGGTTCCGGTTCCGGTGACGGTTACGGTTACGGTTCCGGTTCCGGTTCCGGTTCCGGTTACGGTTACGGTTCCGGTTACGGTTACGGTGACGGTTACGGTTACGGTTCCGGTTACGGTTCCGGTTCCGGTTCCGGTTACGGTTCCGGTTACGGTTACGGTGAAGGTGACGGTTCCGGTTACGGTTACGGTGATTAAAATTATTAAATTTAATATGAAAACACTCAAAGAAAACCAAATAAAAGCAAATTGCTGTTACGGTAATAAAGATTGTCCTATTTGTCCCCCAATAGATAAAGGAAAGCAAGAAGAGGAATGTAAATGTAAATCGATGTTTGATAACACTATTGTAGACGCAGGTGATTGTAAACTTCACTGTGCTTCATTTGCAAAAGATTAATAAATAAAATATTAGATGTGTCTGTGGTGGAATGGCGGAATAGGTAGACGCTAAACTTGTGAGGTGGGTGACGTGTATTTTCGGGGCACCGAGCAAATCCTTAACTTTAGTCATAACAAGCCAATTACAAAAAGTACCATGTGAGGTGACAATGCGAGTGAAGACTGGAATATGGTAGAGCAACCGAATCCAGCACCATCGGACTACCCTCGTCAAATCCTCACTTCCACCGCAGGCACATTTAATAAATAAATATATGAGAAAGTGTAAAGAATGTAAAAACCCTTACGGAAACAATATAAGTAATCACATTGAATGTCTTAACAAAGCTTATTCAGATTTAAAATTGTTTAACGAATTAACAAATAATATTATGCCAGCACACAGAGGATTTAAAATAAATAGAGACAACGACGACGATAACTTTGACACTATAATGGTGGGTTTTACCATAGTGCTATTAATAGTTTTGGCTTTAATGATGATATTTAATTAATGCGTCACAAAAAGACATTTAAAACCTGTTGTAAGTGTCTAAGGCGCAACAAGCCACCTAGGGTAATTATTGGCCACGCATACCCAGTCCATGTCCATAATATTATCCTTAAAGACGAGTTCTACTGTTACCTTCACTGGTGTGAATCTGGTCAACCCGCACCAATAAATTATAAAAAGTTAATTAAAAATGAAAACTAAATTACTTATATTAGCTATACTGTTACTGCCAAATTTATGTTTTGCCATGGTAACTCCCGAGATTATATTGACTGGCGGCCCAGCTGCTAACGGCTTTTACATAGCCCCAAACGTGGTGGTAGTGGCTAATCATACCCTACGTGAAAACATAAACGGCAAATACCTTGATTATATTGCCATTGGCACCGACATTTACGACGTTAAAAAAGAAGTGGCAATCAATGAAAAAGAAGACTTTGCAGTTATTAAAATCCATAAAGGACATGAGAACAAGAAAGCAACGGTAGCCAAATGCTCCAAAGCCAAGGCTACTGACGGCATACACCTAAACGCTTTTGTGGTAGATGATTCTGGCATACCCACAGCTGATGGCCACCTTACCTTTGTCGGCCCTACCAATATATACACGTCAAACGTAAACCTAACTGGTAACATGTGGATAGCGTCAATACGAGCAACTACAGGCCAGTCAGGAGCGTCAATGGTCGATGACAATGGAGATTTAATAGGAATGATGAATGTTTGGCTAGGCACCAGTAACCCAAAATTAGCGCAAATGGGAGGAGGTGTAACTTGCCAAGACATTTTAGATTACGTAAAGCAAGTTAAATAATATATGATAGAATCAATATTAGTAATACTTGTGCATGTTTGTTTCACAATATTTTCTATTATAAGTTTTGTGTATTTAATGGTAAGCAAAAATAATAAATAAACGATATGAAAAAAGAAATTTGTGTTTGCAATATAACTTACCAAGAAGGATGTAGAGTAAAAGGGCACAAAGAATTAGTAGAAGAAATAACAGCTATGCTAGATGCAGAAGCTTATGAGCAAGAAAATAAAAATAGTTAATAACTTATGGACTACAAATTAGCAAAACAATTAAAAAATGCGGGGTTTCCACAAGAGGGGTATAAAATATATTGTTACAATACTAGTACAGAAAATGGATGTTATGCAGAACCTACCCTCCCAGAACTTATTGACGCATGTGGAGAAAACAAATTTGTGTTATGGAAAGGAAACACAAAATGGTTAGCAATTCGAGCCAATGATAATAGCTGGGTAAATGACGAAGGGGTAGATGTAGAAATAATGTACCAAGATTTTATAGGGGAAGGGGAAACCTCAGAAGAAGCAGTTGCGCGTTTGTGGCTTAGACTTAATAAATAAATATGAAAAAAACAAAAATAAAACAATTAAAATTAGTTAATAAAAATATAGAGTTTTTTGAGTTTTACAAGCTTTTAACCAAAAACTTAAATTCTAGCGGTTGTTTGAGTAATATTCTAGTATCAAAATGCACAATATACCGCATTCCTAAAAATTATTTAATAGTCCAATATAATGTCCCCAGAAAAGAAGTGATTTTTTGCGGGTTTTATGGTAACCCAAAAGATGTACTTATAACTAAAAGCACGTTTGATTACAACACCAGCAGTAGTAGGGCAAAACTGTTATCCACAGGTAGACACAAATAATAGGTAATGGTAAAATGTATGTATATTAATAATTAACTAATAAAATATGAGTTTAATAAAGTTAAAACTTAAAGAAATTGTAGACATAGAAAAAGATTTAGAATTGTTGAGCAATACAGATTTGCCTACAAAAGTATCTTATGCCGTGGCAAAAACACTTAAAGGCGTAAAATCAGAATTATCTATCTACCACGATCAAGTGGCAAAACTTGTACAAACTTTTAAGCCTACATTTAACGAAAATGGAACATCAATGAATTTTTCAACTCCAGAGGAAAAAGGTAGATATTTGGACAATTATAATGAACTTGTAAACACAGAAGTAGAAATTGACGTGCACAAATCATCTATAAACGATTTAGGAGATTTAAAAATAAAACCAGCTCTATTGGTAGACTGGTTGTTTGATTAATCAATGTACGGCTACGAATATGGCATTTGTATAGGTTTATCCACGGCAAGTGTCATATTTATATTGGCCGCATTACAAGAAAACATGGCAATCACAATATTTGGGGCAATAAAAGATTCATTAATAACCCTTAGAAAAGAACAAAAAAAGCTTGTTGCAGAGGTAAAAAAGCTTAAAAAGAAAAAATAGTATGGCTGAACCAAATCCTAATGGAGCCAACGGCACTACTAGTGATCCAAGAGAACAAATAATGTGGGATTATTATGTAGACGGTATACGGCAAAATAAAACAAACGCTTATGAAGCAGCTATAAAAGCAGGCTATAGTAAGTCTCACTCAGAAAACATTACACTTCAGGGGTGGTTCAAGGAAAAGTTAGAAGATCTAGAAAGAAAAGACATGCTTTCCAAAGCAGAAAAAAAACTAGCCAAAACACTAACTTATGAAGTAGAAACCCAAGAAGGCAAAATACAAACAGATTTGCTAAGGATACAAACAGATGTAGCAAAACATTTAACTAGTACGTTAGGCAAAAATAAAGGTTATTCTACAAAGATAGAACAAGAACATAGTGGAAACATCGAAGTTATAAATCTTTCAGAAGAAGAAAAAGCAGGACTTAAAAAGTTATTGAATAAATGACCCAAGAAGCTTTAAATAAAATGATAGAAGGTACACGTGCTGAAAGAGTATTCTTAGCGCAAGAGTCTTTTGGGCTTTTCTGTATATATTATTTCCAGCAATACTTTACTTATTCACTAGCTCCATATCACTATGATTTCTTTCAAGACTGTCATGACCTAGTAGATAATAAAATACGAGAAGTAGCCTGGATAGCTTTTCGTGAATCAGGCAAAACTTCCATAGCTAAACTATTTGTTATTTGGCTAATAGCCGCAAACAGACGAAAATATATAAACGTAGACTCTTTTGACAAGGAAAATGCCGAAAGAATACTTTTTGATGTGGCTTTTGAAATGACCAATAACAAACGTTTACAAGCTGATTTTGGTGTTTTATTCAGCAAACAAAGAGGCATAGAGGATATTAAGCAGAACCGCATAAATAACTTCGTTACTGAGAATGGGATCCGTGTTGAAGCCCACAGTACTCAAGAGTCAGTTCGAGGGCGCTTGCACTTAAATCAAAGACCAGATTGTTTGATCTTAGATGATATAGAAACCAACAAAACAAAAGACTCCCAAGCCTATACAAAACAAGTGCAAGACCACATTAGTGAAGCGATGGCGGGTATGTCACCAAACGGTTTCATGCTTTATTTGGGTAATTACATTACAGAATACGGCAATATTAATCATTTGTTTGAACGAGCCAAAACAGATAAAGGTATTAGGGTAAGAAACATCCCCATAATGATAGATGGAAAGCCCTCCTGGAGCGCCAAATATGCCCTCAGTGACGAGGAAGCAGAAAAAACTGGTAAAGTATCGATTGAAGATAAACAACGTCAATTAGGCTCGCTGGTGTTCTCATACGAAATGATGAATAAACCTATAGACGAAATGTCCGCAGAGTTTAAAAAAGAGTATGCCCAACCACAAACAGAAAATTATGTGCAAAACCTTAATACAGCTTGTTATATAACGATTGACAGTGCAGTGAGTGAAAAAGACAGTGCTGACTTTACTGGGGTAACAATCAACAGGGTATCCAGTGAGAACAAATGGTACATAAACACCTACAGGCTAAAATATAATAGCAAAGACTTGATTGACCATTTATTTTACCTAAACAAAACATACAAACCAACATTTATTGGCCTAGAAGAAACTACATTCACCATGGCCATTTTGCCTTTTATGCAGGACGAAATGAGAAAGAGGCAAGATTTTTTCACTGTGACCCCCATCAAACACAAAGGAATTAACAAAGAATTAAGAATTCGAGGATTAATTCCAAGATGGGAGTCAAGGTCTATTTTTTTGGTCGGTGAAAATAGCGAGTTATTAAATGAGATGAGGGTGTTCCCAAATGGGCAACATGACGATGTACTTGATAGTTTATCGATGCAGTTATCTTTTGCGCGACCGCCATTTAGGCGAGCACCCAACTTCTCAACAGAAAAAGAAGAAACAAACATTGCAATATAATGAAAATAATCAATACACCACCGCCAAACTATAAAGAAATCCAGAGTCATTTTCCAGACGCTGACTTTAATAATGGGGTTTTATTTACGTACGGAGACACTTGTTATTGCAAAGATATCAGCGCAGATTTAATTGCCCACGAAGAAACCCACACAAAACAACAAACTGCTAAAGGCATGACCCCTAAAAAATGGTGGGCTAAATACTTTAAAGACCCTAAGTTTAGGCTAGACCAAGAGCTGGAAGCGTACAAAAACCAATGGAAATTTATACAAAAACACATAAATGATAGAGAAAACAAAGCTCGTTTGTTACACCACATAGGGTTATCGCTTTCGGGCAAAATCTACGGCAATATTATTACTTACACAGAAGCTAAAAATTTAATCACAAAATAACATGGCAAAAACAACAAAAAAATTACCAAAAGCAAAAGCAATAATTTTAGATGAAAGCATTTTAGAAACACCCATTGAACAAGACCCCAATATAACCAATGTAAATAATTGTGAATACCGCTTAACCCTTAATTTTAATGGGCAAGTATTTGATTGCTACACCAACAATTTAAAAGTCAGTCTTATGTCTTATAAACCAAAAGACGTGCTCACAGAAGGCTATATTCGTATTCAAAAAGGTGAAGCCGTTTGGGAGAAAAAGTACCCACTTGTAAAATTGCGCCAGATCTTTATTGACGAGCAATCCATTGATTTATTACTTGCAACAATATTATTCTAAATATGCAAATAGCCCAAGTAACACCAAACGAAATGCTGATACTTGAATTTTTAAGGGAAGCTCGACCGTATGAAAAAATAGTGATACAGAAAGATAACCACGGTAAACTGGACAATTATATTATTACCAGAGAGCAAAAAGTTATACTTACCACAATAGCCATAAAACCAGCAAAATAGTTTTCCACAGTGTTGACAAATAAAAATAGTGTATAATATAAACATATAAGCCTACTTCGCAGGGAAACTGGTAGTAGAAAAGTAATAAACTTTTCAATGCCAGAATCAACAAATCCAAATAAAATAAATGACGTCTTTTCCTACATTATGTCGGAAGAGCTTAACTATAAAACCGCCAGAGTTCCTTTAACCCGCAACAAAGACTGGAACATGCGTGAACACATAGAAAGGTGTACCGCAGTTGCTAATGGCTATTATTATCAAGGGCTAAACGATGGAATAAGACCTTATGATGATATAGTTACTCCTGTTATAAACGTGGCTTTCCGCTCAGAGGGCTTCGATGTTAAAGATATTGTACCTTACGTGGAAGACGTAGAACAAAACTACAAGTCTTTTTTGGTTAAAAAATTCCATCCGCAATGGGCAAGAAAAAATGAACTTGATACGTTTATAGACGACGTAGTGGAAACTTCTATTATCTATGATCTAGTTTTGGTTAAAAATATCAATAACGTGCGCCCAGAAGTTGTAGATCTTAAAACCATAGCTTTCTGTGACCAGAGCGACATAATGGCAGGCCCAATATGTATAGAACACCAATACACACCAGCAGAGTTAGACGCTTTTAGGGGTAAATGGGACAGCGACGCCATCGACCGAGCTATATCTTTGGCCGTTGAAACCAAGGAAGTAACCATTGCTAATAACAGAACAGTTAAAACTCCTGGGAAATACGTAAAAGTGTATGAATTAAGGGGTCATTTGCCTGCAACATGGCTTGATGGCGAAGCAGAAATGCATACTTACACAGATCAAATGTGGATCGTGTGTTTTTACCATGACAACGAGGGCAACAAACAGGGGATAGTGCTTTATAACGGTAAAGATAAGCCTTTGTCAGATAACTTTAAAGCCCTAAAAATAGACAAGATACGCGCTCGTGGACGAGCTTGTGGGCGTTCCATAGTTGAGACATTGTTCGAACCTCAAGTATGGAATAACTATTCTGCTATTAAATTAAAGCAAATGATGGATTCTGCTATCACAATATTTCAAACTGATAGTGACGAATACAAAAACCAAAAGCTTACAGAGCTTAAAACTAATACTGTAATATCCCACGAGACTGGCAAACCTATCACAAAAGTTGACGGCACCATACAAAATGTCACTTTGTTTACTAACCATCAGGCCAAGATGCAAAATGATGCGCGAGTACTCGGATCTGCGTCAGAGGGTTCTTTGGGAGTAAATCCTGCCTCTGGGACTCCTTTTGCTTTAGAAAATCTAGTGGTACAGCAAGGCCAAGGTTTCCATGAATATAGACAAGGTAAAATTGCTACTTTTTTTGCGGATGTTCTTTACAGAGACTGGATATTGCAATATCTAGTTAATGAAATGAGTAGTGGAGTTAAATTCTCGGAAGAATTGTCTTTAGATGAAATGATCGAGGTCTCTAGGCAAATAGCTGAAAATAGAGCCGAAGCCAAAGTCAAAGAAAAGATACTTGCGGGAGAAATAGTAACAGAACAAACTCGACAAGAACTTATCCAAAAATACACAGACGAATTTAAAAAAGGTGGAAACAGAAAGTTTTTTGAAACAGTTAAGGGAGAACTTAAAGACGTTCCACTATCAGTTATGGTAAACGTGGCTGGAAAACAAAAGAACCTTGCAAAAGACGCAGACAAGTTAAGTAACTTTATTGCTAATATAATTAAAAATCCTCAAGCTATTGCCCAAATTCCTGGACTTGGTAAATTGTACAATGAATTATTGGAAGATAGTGGCTTGTCGCCAGTTGATTTTTCTAAAATAACTACACCAATACCAGTACCAAACACTCCGTCACCCAATCAGTCACCATCTTTGCCAACCCAACCACCAACTGACCCAAATCAATTACAAGCACAGCCACCTGTCGGGGTAGGCCAATAATTAATAATTAATAATTATGTTAGAATCACAATTAAGTAAAGCAGAAATAGTTTTGATAGAGTCATTTTGTGACAATAAACCCATGTTTGATGCCGTGAAAAAGGGCCTTTTGGCTGGCATATATTCTCATGGAGTAATCAAAGCTGGTTATGAGCATGATCCATTGCAAAATGGAGCTCTTTCTTTGGCGGCATTAGCTACCACAAATCCTATTCCAGATGAGCAACTCGGGCAACACATCCGAGGTATTTGGGCGGGTCTTAACGCGCTAGAAAACGCAGTTAAGGAGCTACAAAAAATTAAAAGCGACAAAGGGGAAGTAGTCGAATCTCCATATAACGAAGCAATATAAATATGGAAAACAATTTATACAAAAACCTAACCGCAAGCGGACAAGTGGCAGGAGGTAGAGGAATATTATCTGGAGTTATTGTAAATTCTCAAAGCTCAGGAACAATCAAACTTTGGGATAATACAACCGCAGCAGTTCCAGTCATGTTTAACACTATGACACTTTCAGGAACTGACCGTACAATTTGGTTTTTAGATTCAACATTTAATAACGGCTTGTATGTCACTATCGGTGGTACCGCAGACATTACAGTCATTTATAGGCCATTGTAAATGTATGATAGGTCGAATTATTAGCGTAATAAAAAATAAATATATGGAAGATACAACAGAAACAACAGTGGAATTAACCCCAGAAACTGTTGAGGAGACTGTAGTTGAGGAAACCAACGAAACTGACTGTACTAATTGCACTGACGAAGTTGCCGACTGCTCAGTGTGCCACAAAGGAGACAAGGCATTGGTATTATAATTAACAAATAATTTGCACAATCATGAAACCAGTTAAAAAAGCACACAAGGTTATAAAGAAAGCAACAAAGACAGCGTCAAGCAAGAAAGCTTGTTAGTTTATCCACAGTTGACAAATTTGGATAAATAAACATGCAATGGTATTATTAAATTAAATCAAGAACCGCAACTTTGTTAAATAGCGGACTAACTAGAACATCACTATGATAAACGATGAAACAACTGCTGACTTGGAACAGCAAGACACTAACAGCCAAGAGGAAGAGGTACTAAATGACTCTCCCGAACAGTCTAAAGAAGAAGCGGAAGCAGACACTAAAGACTGGAAAGCGGAAGCCCTTAAATTCAAAGCTATTCTTGATAGAAACAAGAATAAGTCAGAACCAAAAGAAACTTCCAAGAAATCAAATGGAGATTTAGATTATGGGCAAAAAGCTTATTTGGCAACTCAAGGAATTAAACCAAATGAATTTGATTTTGTTCAAGCTGAACTAAAAGCATCTGGTGAGTCTTTGGATACATTGTTAGAAAACAATTATTTTAAAGCTAGACTAGAAAAAAATAGGGAGCTTTCTAAAACAGCCAACGCAACTCCAACTGGCAAACGCTCAAGCGGAGTAGCAACTGAAAGTGTCGAATATTACATGGCAATTGCTGGCCCAAATGCAGAAAATTTGGACAAAGTGCCTAAGGACATGAGAGCAAAAGTTGTTGACGCGATGGTTTCAAAAGAAAAAAACAAAGGCATATTCTACAACAGCTAAACCATAAACGCCATTTGATTAAAATTATTAACTTATAACTTTAATCTTATAAATATATGGCAGTCATACCTAGCTTAGCCTACGAAACTCGTCTACAGCAACGTCTTAACGCACCGATGGTGTGGAAAGAAATCTGTGACGTACGATACACAAATACTGGTATCGTTAGAAACCCTTACCTAACTGACTCTACAGTATCAACTGGTACACGTGGAACTGGTTACACTTCAGTTGCAATCGCAACAGTTGATGAAACTGTAACAGTTAGTGATTACTCATATTCAGCACAACACATTGACGATGCTGATCTTGCACAAAAGTCTTTCTCAGATTTCATGCAGATCGCAGACAACATGGGTGTTGTTCTTAACGAAGCCATGGAAACCGCCATGCTTGCAGAGCACCCACAGTGGACAAACCTTGGTGATGCTGGAGGTGGTGTAATTGGAACAGGTACTTCAACAATTACTGTTTCAATCAGTAACATAAAGTCAATCATTTCTTACGTAAAGCAATCAATCCGTAACGCTGGAGGTGCAGACCTTGCAAACAGAAACGGTATCTTTATTCAATGGAGAGAGCAAGATTTTACTCTTGTAGAATTGCTTGCATCATCAGAAGGATTCAGTACTGCTGACAATGTTCTTGGAAACGGTATCGCACAAGGCTTTAAATACCTTGGTGTAGAACACTACTCAACTTCAAAGAACGCAGCTAACCACGTTTTTGCTGGTGTTAAAAAGACTTTCATGGCAATCGTTGTGAAGGATACTTACGGCAAAATGAAGCAACTCGTTAACCCTGTTGTTTCTGGTGCACAGATCTCTGGTATTGGTCTTGAGAGTCGTATTGACCGCAAGTTTAAGGCATGGAACAAGGTAACCCCTATTCTTTTTGACATAAACGTTGCGTAAGTTTTATAATCGTAATTATTAGCAATTTAACTATAAAATCATGTCAGTAACATCAACAACAGCTCCAAACTTAACACGTCCTAACCTTAATGCTCCTCGTGTTCGTTCAACTCCGCAAGCAGTAAATGCTACTGCGACTTTGACCGCAGACCAGGTAGCGTGTGGTTATATCACTTCTACTTCAGCAGCAGCCACAACAATGACACTTCCAACAGGTACTCTTTTGGGAGCGCAATTGGGTGCTAGTGCTGGTACAGTGTTTGACTTGTTTATAGACAACACAGCAGGTGCTAACACGGTTACTCTTGCAGTTGCAACTAACGGTATTAAATCTGATGCAGCAAATACTACAGCAGCAAGCTTTGGTCAATTGACCGTAGCCGCTGGTGCAACAGGTATCGGTTGTTTCCGCTTAATGTTTAGTTCCCCAACAGCATACGTGTTTACTCGTATTGCCTAGTGTTTCTACTCTGCCCCTTTTGGGGGTGGGGATAGGAACATTAAAAATAACAAAACAAAATGTCATTAAATTTTACACAAATTCAAGCCCTTATTGATAGAAACTGTAAATCCAGCAGTGTTTCTTACACTGTCGCAGATAAAACAGCGGATATAAATTTAGCTTTAGACAAAGCACTTTCGATAATCTTTACTTCCAGTGGAAAATGGCAATTTGATGACAGTAACCAAACAGATTATCCATTTATAACCACAGATCTTACCGCAAATAAGCGTGATTATACATTTACAACAGATGGAAGTGGAAATCTTATATTAGATATATACAAAGTCATGGTAAAAGACCCTACAAGTGGGTACTTTTTTGAAATTTTACCAGTAGATCAACAATCAGATGAATACACCCAAGGATTTTGGAGCGGTCAAAACTCAACAGGCACTCCATATCGTTACGATAAAACCGCTAACGGCATCTTTCTAGACGCTTTGCCTGGCTATACATCATCAGGAGGGCTTAAAGTATTTATAAACCGAGAAGGATCTTATTTTACCACCTCAGATACTACGAAGAAACCTGGATTTGCGGGCCTATTTCATGAATATTTAGCTTTAAGGCCATCTTATATGTATGCATACCGAAACTCTTTACCTAACGCAAATTTGCTCCAAAATGAGATGCTTCTCATGGAGGCTGCAATGAAAAATTATTATTCAGACAGGGGAAAGGACGAAAATCCAAAAATAACCCCTGAAACAGTTTTAAGTATATAAAATTATGGATTCAATAAAAATAAAAGGACAAATAGATTTTAAAATCACTAGAGCCAACGGCTTGGTGGAGGAATGGTCAGTAAATAACCTAATAACAAGCGCGGGTAAAGCAGCCATAGCAGGCTTAGTTGGTAACACTGGTGCTGTGACAGCTTTTACTTATTTAGCAGTGGGAACATCAAATACCGCTCCAGCAATAGGCCAAACTGCACTTATTGGGGAAATATCAACTAACAGTCTTGCTCGTGCGGCAGCTACAGTTTCTCGAGTAACAACAACAGTAACAAATGACACATTACAGTTAAATTACACATGGACAGCTTCGGGGTCATCTTCAATTGAAGAAGTTGGAATATTCAACGCTTCATCTTCAGGAACAATGCTTGGCCGTGCTTTAACTTCTACCAAAAGTGTTGTTTCAGGAGATACATTACAAATAACATACAAAATTATATTCTCATAAAATGGCAATAGCTTATCAAACTAGCACCACTGGGTCATCAATAAATTTATCAACATTGGTAATGAATACACCAAGTGGAACTGTTGATGGTGATCTTTTGATAGCTTTTGTAAGCCATATTTCTGCTAGTGGAAATATTATGTCGACTTTGTCTGGCTGGACACAGATTACAAATGCAACTGGTAATGGAGGTGGAGCTACCCCATATTTAAATGCTTGGTATAAAATAGCTAGTTCTGAAGGATCTTCATATACATGGTCAACTACTGGAAGTGTAACA